AACCGCATCCAAGAAATCTTGTCTTACTTTCTCATCGTTTTGTTCAAACAATAATCTTACTGAAACCGCAGATATTAATTTACGAGCTTGTAACAATAATCTTCTTACGTTGATTCTATCAAGAGCAGATTCTCTAATTTGCATGGTCTTGTTACCCCAAATTACAGTTCCAACATCAGAGAAGGTTGCGATTGGGTTAATTCTACCTTTATAAAGAACGTCTCTATCTTCTTGAGTAAGTTTCTTTCTCGCTTTGATAGCACTTACGATACCACGAGTGTAACCCGCCGCAGCGAACCAAGGGAAAGCAATATTATCCGTTAACGCCAAGTTTCTTGTTACCTCAGCCGTAGCAGGTATATAGATTTGAGTGTTGTTTACAGTATCTCTTGTTAAAACCCATGGGTAATAAGTTGCCGTGTAGTTTGAGTCGATACCCGCAGTTTCCAAATTGTCTACCGCTTCTTGTGGATAAATTAAATCTAATTGGTCACCCGTTGACGGAACAAACATGTTGTAGTCAGGTGTTGTACAGATATAAACTGAATCCGCTCTATTGAACTCAATCATTTCAATTGCATCACCCACTAAGTCAGAGTGATTAATATAATCAATACCTGGTGTAACGAATACGTTAATATTAACCGCCTCAGGGTTAGAGAATGTTTGTTGTCCTAATAAGTAAGCGTAATAGTCGGTGTTTGCCCAATCTTGTCCGTTGTCACCAACAGTGATTTGTTTAAACGCTCCCCATCCTGTAGCCGTTGGGTATTTGAATGAAGGACATGCTCCATTTCTATAACCAATTCTACCTAATACGAATCTATCCGCATTTGTTCTGTGTTCAGTATAGATATCCCATCCGTCAAATCCTCCACGACATAATAACGAGAATTTACGTGCGTATAATCTATAATACGGATTCGCTTCGTTATCAGGGTCTGAAGTAAATGGTGCAGAACCTACATAGAAAGCCGGTGTACCACTTGTTGAGAAGTAACTTGGTATTGTAATACCACTTGCATTGATGTCCATATGGAATCCTCTTGTTCGGAAAGCCCATTCATCTCCTGAAACGTCTGTACAAACATCTAATGGTAATTGTTTACCTTTATATGTGTAAAAATCAACGTCAAAACCAACCGTATCAGAAATACCAAGATAAGTTCTACGAACATTATCACCATTACTTCTTATGATATCATCAGCACCTGATGATAAACCAAACGGTGGATTATAAACTATTTCACCAGGAAAATCATATTTTGTTTTATAAATTGGGAATGGAGGTCTAACACCAGCATATTCTCTAAAATTATATCCCTCAAATCCACAAGGTAATGCGTCCACGGGAGCATCCTCGTTAAGTTCAATCATAACGTATTTAGAATTCAATGCGTATTCTCCATCTAATGTACCAATTTTTTTAGCGATAAAACTATTATCATTAGGGTCCATAGAACAGTTAGTGAATTTTTCAAGAACTACAGGACTATTATCTGAGTCAAAGAAATCTCTAACAATTACATCAAAAGTACCATTATTAAACGAGATATTAGCAATTGAAAGTTTAACTTCAATATTCGCGTCGTCACCATCAGCAATTGTTGTAAACTTAAATAAGTTGTATACTTTATTACCTCTTAATTCAGATACAACCCATGGTGACACAGGTGATTGATATTTTTCAAGATACCAAGCGATTGAAGTTGGGTCAACTCCTTGTCTTGCGTTAGGTAATGCCGTTAACTCACAACTTAATCCTCTAATAAATCCTTTTCTCCAACCATAAGTTAATAATGCTTGGAATCTTTCCTCAACAAATAAAGGAACTACTGTTCTTGGTTTTGCAAAATTAGATTGTCCAAACACTTTAGAAATGTACTTACTATCTGAATTTGATAATGATGTTTCAAAGAAGAACGGATTACCGTCTTTATCTGTCACATTAATACCAAATGTTGAGAATGGGTTTTTGGTTACACCTGAATACGTTCCTGTACAATCTAATTGTACATCATGACCGTCAAATTGATTGTATCCGTTAACTCCACCTGGTACTTCATATACCGCACCGTCATCACTACCATAAGTTGCCAATCCTCTTGAACGTAAGGTCGCAACAACTAAATCATCAAAATCGGTAAATGCCGTACCTTTGTATATGTAAATTTGTCCTGTTAAATTACCTGTAAAACATTTTGTTGGTGTTGGTAATGTTGTTGTTGTTGTTGTTCCTGTTGGTGTTGGGTTACAAGGGTCAGGTGTTGGTGTTGGTGTTGGTAACGTACTAGTTGTTGTTGTAGTACTAATTATTTCAGTTAAATCCGTAACGATTGACCAAAAAGAATAACCACTATAAACCGCATTTCCTACATTATCAAATAATGCGTAATACCAAGGGTCATTTTGTGGTGCTGCATAGTTAATCATTGTCTCATCAACACTTTCAACATTAAACACATTTGTTTCCGCAGTAAAGATAGGTGAAAGTGAATTATATACATCACCTGAAATTGGTCCATAATAATAAATTGAAGAGACTTCAGTTGATGGAGTATTCATAATATCAAAAATTTGATTTGTCATATCTTGATATAATGTTCCAGTACTACCATTAAAGTTCTCATATGGTAAGTTTAATTTTGCAGCAATTTCTGATGGGATAGGACCTGTAAATGAAATACTATTAACACTATCGGTACAACCTGTAAATGGAATTGAGTAACTAATAACATTAGGTAATGTACATTCAAAAACACAATTAACTGTTTCACCTGATATACAATCGAATTCAACTGTTGTCGGATTAACGTTTGCCTTTGTGGTAATTGACCAAGATGGGCCCGCATCATAACCTGATAAACCTAATACTCTTGTTACAAACAATTGGTTAGATTGTTGTAAGTAAGCTTTAGCGATATACGCCGCTTCATATTTAGGAATTTGTGTGTTTATGAATTTTTCAGGAGATGTTCCTCCGAAATATGCTGAAAACTCATCGAAGTTTCTGATAAAGATAGGTTCGAAAGCGGGACCTTTTTGAGTCTCACCAACAATACCTAAAGTTGTAACACCTACACTTTGTGCCACAAAACTCAAATCAACTTCAGAGGTATACACTCCAGGAGACACGAATACTTTGTTGTTTGTTGCCATTATTTTTTTTCTTTTAGCTTGTTTATTTATTTTATAGATAAATATTAGAAAAAAAACCAAAATACTTTACTTTGTAGTAAGTATTTATAAATTGGGTGGAATAAATTCTGCCTTTTTTCTACCATGGACAATAAAGTAAAAAAAATAAAGAATCTAAAGATATCAATTGAGGTTCATGATATCCTAAAGACCTATTGTGAAAAGAAGGGAATTAAAATGTATCGATTCTTAGAAAGAATGATAGTTGAGAAGTGTAAGGAGAAACCTGACGTATACGGTGAGAATTAAATTGGGTTACCAAATAACCTAATTATTGATTCTAAAGTATTATCTGTTTTAACAATCACAAATTTTAACTTATCATCCGTATTTATTTGGATTTCTGTTAAATCTGAACCATAAAAGTCATTATTAATATAAACATCAAAACTTTCGATATTAATTGTCGAGCCGATTATTATATTTGTTGTATAATCGAATGTCTGTGAGTTAACATTATTACCAACAACAAACAACACATTAATTTCATTACCACCTGTATTAATATCTTTCTTAACTCGTCTTTTTGTTACATTAGTATCAAACTCCACGACTTGTAAAACTCTTGAGACCGCAGGTGAAACCTCAAATTCATTTTCATCTATTAAGAACCCTAATAAAGTAAATTCATAACTTTGGATATAAAATTTTCTTTTTTCTAATTCCATAACTGATTCGTCAGAAATATTACCCATAATGATAGGGATATAATGTCCTTTTATAACTTGGTATGCCTGTCTTGAAGCAAACTTTTCTATGACGTTTTTATTGAATTCGTTGATTTCTCTCATTCGATTACATACTATTTTAACTGTATATGTAATGTCAACAGGAACAGGTTGAGGTATTTTATATATGTCCATACCATTTCTTTGCCCATCCCAAGTTGGTACTTGAGCATAAAAATATTGTCGTCTATTTGGGATATTATAAAGTATCGCAGGATTTGTTCCAAATTTTACTTCAGGAACTCTTACCGTTGTAACAAACGGTGGCTCAACATTTTTATCAAGATTCTGTAAATTCCACGTCTCAGTAAATTGACTCCAATTCTGAGTTGTTACTAAAATATCAATTGTTGGTATTATCTTACCATCAATAACGGTCTTTAATTCATTTTTAACAAATTCTAAAAATCCACCATCTAAATCGGCGTGTAATAATGATTTAGGTAGATAGGTTCCATCCTTATTAATTTTGTCAACTAATTCCTGTCTTCTTGGTAGAAGAGTCTTGGATTCGGTTAAAGGAATATTTTTCTTTATTTTTTTAGGTAACGGCATTTTAATCAATAATTAAAGGTTCTTCATTAAAAACCGCTTTATTTTTACTAAGAACATCGTAGTTATAATTATCAAACACTATTACTTTTGTTCTACTTGAGAAGGCAATTTTATTAACACTTTTTTTATTTTTGTAATCTCTCATACCGTAAGTATTAATATAATATTTACCGTCTTCTTCGTTAAATGTTTTTAATGGTTTAATTTGGTAATTCACGCCATTTATAGTTACATCAACCCCATTCCATCTGTCCATCTTAGAACCATGAGGGTAGTAGGTAACATTATCAGAACCTACTTTATCTAAGAAATTTTTAACTGATAACCTCTCAAGCTCTAATCCGTTTTTAACCGAATCCCATTGTCTATCAACTAACATTCTTGTGTATTCATCGTCATTTTTAAACAAGTCTGACATCCATTCAACAATATCATTAATTTCTTTACCTTCTTTTAAATCATCAAAATATTTTAGGTATAACAAACTATGTATTTCATCTTTAGTGTCAAAATAATTCATTATTGACCAATCCTCTAAAGGGTCATTTGTTTTTTCACCTATAGTATACACACCCCGTAAACCAGGTGTAAAAATTTTATCTTGTTCATTCCAATTTTCAGGGAAAGCTTTTTCTAAAGCCTCCCTAACATTTGATGAGGTAATTCCTATAAATGATGATAATTTTTGCTGATTTTTTAATGTGAAATTAGGGTTTTGATTATCAAAACTACTTTTATCTATATATGCCGATTGGTCTTTAAAATATATATCATTCTTGTTAAAAATAAAATCACCATCAATACCCTCCAATTTAATTTTGTTAGGTATTGGGGATTCGTCTTTAACAGGAACTATCTTATTAAAATAATATCTTTTAGTTTTAAATTTTTCAAACAAACCTAATGTAATGTAAGTGTACTTTGTTGGGACACCTTCTATTTCATCTGACTCTGATAAAACGTCCGAATTAATTTCGTTAATTACGAATAATTTATTTTTTTGGTTAATCATGTCAACCTCTTTGGCTTTGTATACGGGTTCTTCTGTTCCTTTATAAACAAAACTATCGTATTTGTATGGGTTATAGGTAACCACATTATTTAATGGTTCATTTGGAATATTTTCACAAGGAAACTCACAATAATCCAATAGATTACCAATAACAAATGCGTGAACATTTTTTTGTTCAGTCTGTCTAACCATTTCTTTACCGCCTTTTCTAACTCTAAATTCAACATCACCTAATTTAACATAATCCGCGTGTAAAAATACTTTATCATCATATCTAACTGAAAAAGTATGTTTATGTAAATTATAATAAACCATAACTCTATCACCAATATGTTGTTTTTCTTCATTATTTGTGACAGTTTCAAGAATCATTTTCTTTTGTCTTTCTGTAATTAATATGTTCATAACTCTCTTTTACTTTCTTTAAACCCTCTTTTTAGTTTATCATTATATGCTCCCGACACAACCATTAAAAAGTCAAGTCTTTTAAACTTAATATTAGGATATCTACTTATAAATATAGTACTAACTCTTTGTGTTACCCAATTTTCATATACCCCAAAATTGTCGGGTTTATTACCTGGACCACCACGTTTAATATCATTATTCAAATGATGAATAACATAATCAACAAGGTCACTTATTTCGTATAATCTTCTTAATACCTCTATTTGAGATTCTGTTATTAGTATTTTCATTATATTTTATTTCCTTTCTTTAAATTATCTTCCGCCCATAATGGTTGAAGATTTGTATAATGACAAAGTTTATAAATCTCTTCTTCAGTTTTAGCTGAAGATAACGGAATAATATGGTCAATGTGAATATGTTTTCCCAGTAAATCCCAAGACATCCCCTCAACAAACTTACTCTCTAAATAACTTTTTAATTCGTTAGGAGTTAAACCTATTAATTCATAAGTCGAGTTGTTTTTATTTACATTTTTTAATGTAAGATAGTAATTTGTTCTGGTTCTAATATTTTTCCATAATTTATATATTGGGTCAATTATTTTCCTTTTTTTATCGTAGTCAGTCATATAAGTTGTATTTTTTTTATTCCATTTTTTCTTATATTCTTTAATTTTTTCTTTATTTTTTAAATAATAAACATTAGCACTTTTTTTCTTTTTTTCAGGATTATTTTTCAACCAGATAGACGATAAAATATTAGATTTTTCTCGATTATTATCATACCATTTTTTCTTACTAATTTTACGAGATTCTTTAGTTAATTGGTTATATTGGATAAAATATTCTTTATTTTCAGTATATCTTTTTTTTGATTCAATTTTCCTACATTCTTTACAAGACGACCTTAATCCATCTTTTGATTTTTTTTCCACACCAAAATAGGTAAATTCTTTACCAATATTACATATTTTACATATTTTTATCATAACCCTCTAAACTCATTATTTGTGACTGGTGATGCTATTATACTTCTATAAAACGGTTTGTACCCCGCGTAACTATGTTTATTGTCCGAAATAACCCTTCCATCATTATTTACTGTGTAGTATCTAACTCTATCCTCAGTCTCATAGTACCCAATATAATCACCAAAATTAATATCAATACCTAATTCGTCCAATTGTTTTTGATACACAGAAACTTTTAAATTACCTGGTTCAAACTGTTCAATTTTAGAATTACCTAAGTTTTTATTCTCAGGTGCCATAATTTGAACGTGTCCTTTAAATTCGATTGGAGGTAAAAATTTAATACCGTCAGACACTGTTTCTCCGTAAACGTTATCTGTTTTACTTTTTTGTTTATCAATTCTATATAATACTAAGGTGAAGTTCATATCTCCATACAACCATTCTTCTCCAAATCGGATTTCCAAATCATAATCTTCGGACCCAAAAAATTTCCCAATTCTTGTTATGGGTACTCTTAAATCACTCATATAAATTTTCTTTTATTGATAAATATTAAAAGATTCATTATTGTTAGGTAAAACATTAATCTTTGGATAATATAAACACAGGAAGTACAATCAATTTGATTGAACAAAAAGCGTTGTCGATACTTGACACGTATTCAGGTGCTAACAATTATATTCTGAAATTAAAATTTCAAAAGGAAACTAACAAAAAGTTTTACCCCACAAGAGCTCAATCTGAATACATTATAAATTTTCATGAAACTTCACCTAAGGTCGCAAAAAAATGGGTTGACTTAGACCCCTATTTTGCAAAGAAAATTGCTGATGAAAAATTATACACCGAAATCCCTAAAGAAGTTTGGGTTGAGAAACTTTTAGCGGAGAAGGAAAAATCTTATCATGTTTGGGGGAAAGTTCTTTCAGGAGAAACTATTCATGACTTTTGGTTACCTAAAGGGGCGTTACTTAAAACTCATAAGACTGAGAAGGTAGAAATTGATTATTCTAAATACGACCATAGACCACCACTTACTCATCAAAAACTCGCAATTGAAAAATTAGCGGGGTCAAAACGTTTTATTTTAGCCGATGATATGGGATTAGGCAAGACGACATCCACAATTATTGCTGCGTTAGAAACAAGTGCTAAGAAAATATTAATTATTTGTCCCGCATCATTAAAGATTAACTGGCAACGAGAAATTGAGAACTACACAGATAGAAGTGTTTATATTGCGGAAGGGAAACACTTCTCAACAGAACACGATTTTGTAATAGTTAATTACGACATCCTAAAGAATTTTTACGATTTAAAAGACAAGGAGAATTCTCTAATTACCAAAAGTAACTTTGAACTAATCATAATTGATGAGGCTCATTATATTCAGAACGGTCAAGCCCAACGAACCAAATTAGTTAATAGTTTTGTTAAAAGTGTGGATAAACTTTGGTTGTTAACAGGAACACCCATGACCTCACGACCAATGAATTATTATAATCTATTGTTCTTAATAGAAAGCCCTGTTGCTCAGAATTGGATGGCATACGCAATCCGTTATTGTCAAGGATATCAATTCAAGGCGGGTAACCGTAAGATTTGGAATGTTAGTGGGGCATCTAATTTGGAAGAGTTGAGAGATAGGACTTCTCGACAAGTTTTACGAAGATTAAAAACAGAGGTGTTAGATTTACCTGACAAAATCATTTCACCAATTTATTTGAGATTAAAATCAAAATTATATGAAGGCCTGATGGGGGAATATTATGATTGGTATAAAAATAAAAAAGAAGAATCCTCATCATTAACCGTGCAATTTTCTAAACTAATGAAAGTTAGACAAGTTATTGCCGAAGAAAAAATAAATGATACAATTGAGCTAGCTCAAAACATTATTGACCAAGATAAGAAAGTCATAATTTTCACAAATTTTACAGATACATTACAAAAAATACATAGTCACTTTGGGAAACAATCCGTTTATTTAGACGGGTCTTGCACCAAACCACAAAGACAATATGCCGTTGACCAATTTCAAGAGAATGATAAAATAAAAGTCTTTGTTGGGAACTTAAGGGCTGCGGGAGTTGGTATTACACTAACTGCTGGTGAAGCGGTTATTATGAACGATTTGTCATTTGTTCCATCTGACCACGACCAAGCTCAAGACAGGGCATATCGTTACGGACAAAAAAATAGTGTCTCAGTTTATTACCCAATTTTTGAGAATACAATTGAAGGTGTTATCTACGATATGTTATCTAAAAAGAAGAATATTATTGATACCGTAATGGGTGATAACATAGAAGACAAGGGTGATTTTGTTGAGTTGTTAATGAATAAGATTAATAATGTGAGTTAGTTTCATATTTATATAATATGAAAAAAATACAAGAAAAGATTAACATAATTACAGAACAGTTAATCGTAGAGGAAAAAAAAGACAACCAAAAACTTTTTTTGACCGAAATGAAAAAAATAGGTATTGAAAAATTACCTTACGCCTACTCATCACTTAAACAATTTATTGATGCGGAAACAATGGAATACCATTATAACAAACATTATAAAGGTTACGTTGACAAATTAAATTCCGCACTATCTAAAAAGGATTATGGTGATTTAGAGTTAGAAGACATTATCAAATCAATTGGTAAGTATGATAAGACAATAAGAAATAATGCTGGTGGAGCATTTAACCACGCATTATTTTGGAAGATGTTATCCCCAAAGACACAAACACCAAATGGTGATATCTTAGATAAGATAAAGAAAGACTTCGAAACATTCCAAAAATTTAAATCCAAATTTGAAGAGGTTTGTAAAGACCGTTTTGGTTCAGGGTGGGTTTGGTTAGTATTAACTAATCGTAATACTCTAAAGATTGTCTCAACACCAAACCAAGATAACCCATTAATGAATGTTGTTGAGAATGGGGGTTACCCTATTTTAGGGTTAGACTTATGGGAACATGCCTATTATTTAAAATACAGAAATAAAAAAGATGAATATATTCAGAATTTTTGGAAGTGTGTTAATTGGAAGTTTGTGAATCAATTATTAGGGATGAGGTTAAAGAAAAAAATGGATGAGTCTATTTCATTGAGAGAAGTTTTATCTGAGGGTAAATCTGAAAAATGTAGTCGAGAAATGAATGAGGCAATAAAATTTGTTTTTAACATTAATCCAAAAGTTAAAAATACTTTTAGATATGGTATTGAAAAGATACTACAAGAAATCTATCCCGATAACTATTATGGTCAAAATGAATATGGTGAAGGTCAAATGTCGGGTATCTATGATTTAGAAACTGAGGGCAGGTCGGTGATTAACAAACTTAACACCAATTATACTTGTTTTTGTATTCTATTAACGGATATTAACAAAGTTATGAGACACGAAGGTAATCCCGAAATTAAAATTATTGGGTTAAAACCTTTTGAACAAATTAGTGAGACCAAAAAATTTGTTAAGAAATTAGAAGAATATAAATCAAGAATCTTTACCCCACAATCGGGAACATTTCAAAATTTAATGACGACTTTAGGAATCACTCACGACATGGGAGGTAAAACCGAAGATTATGCGGTTGTTTTGTTGAAAAAACAATTTGGGGATGACAATGTAGAACAAATTGGTGAGTTAGGGAACAAAGAGGACATGATTGGGGGTATCGACTGTAAAATAATTGTTGATGGAAAGACAAATACCGCACAAATAAAACCATTTAGTCGAATCAAACAAGAAGAAGGTAAAATCACCGTATTAGATACAGGACAAGTTAAAAAATACTCTACTGATTGGATGGTATTCACCAAAAAAAATAAAGAAGTATTAATTTTCAGTAATAAACGGGTGAAGATAACTCAAGGAGTTTATGTTTTCCATGAAGAAGATTTGATTTATACTTTAAATTGATATTTATATATAAACACAAACCATGGCAGTTATAGCAGAACCAGAAAGAAGTCAATTATACACAAGACTAAAACACTTGTTAGGAGCACCACTTAGAAGTGTTGAGCTCGAGGATGAGATGTTAGATTCATTACTTGCTCTATCTATTGAGGATTATTCTCAATATGTCCAAGATTGGTTAATCGAATCCCAATGGACATCGTTATACAATCTTAATTTAGATACTCAATCATTATCAAAAGCGTTTATCACAAAAAGTTTAACTTACGAAGAAAGATATACTTATGCGTATTCTAAAATTGTTGGTTTACAGGCCGGAGGAGATTCTGTTTTAAAGAAAGATTATATACAATTAGTTAGAAATCAACAAATGTATGAAATTCCTGCTGGAAGAGAAATTAATGAATTATTATGGTTTTCTCCCGCAACGTTAAATAACATTATGTTCGACCCATGGTCTTTCGGAGCGTTAGGTGCTGGCGGCGGATTAGGTGGAGGAGGTGGTCTTGCTCAAGGAGGAGGTATGGCTGGAGGTTACTTTATGATGCCCGCTTTTGACATGTTATTGAGAATGCAAGAAATTAATATCCAAAGAAGAATGATTGCAGGTGATTTAACATATAAAATCACCGCATTACCTAATGGTAAAAAAGCAATTCATTTAATGAATACACCTGGAGGTAAATTTGATTTTGGTAATGGTACTATGACAAAAGGTAGGGTTTGGTATCACTATTATGATGTTGAAGGTGCGGATAGAGATAAATGTCTAAAAGATAATCCTGACATTATTAAATTACCATCAGATGTTCCTTTTGATAAAATTGATTGGGTAGATTTAAATAATCCTTCACAAATATGGATTCGTAGATGGTTCTTCGCTTATGCGAAAGAAGCGTTATCAAGAGTTAGAGGTAAATTTAGTGGAAATATTAAAACACCTGAAAGTGAAATAACTATGGATTACGCATCATTGGCAACTGAAGCCAAAGATGAAAAGACAAAGTTAATTGAAGAACTTATTGGTGCTGAAGGTAGGTTAACAAGATTAAAGCCTGAAAAAGTTATGGAACGAGAGGCGTTACTTGCGGAAAACTTAAACAAACAGAAAAAATTTACGGCAATGCCGAGACAAATATATGTAATATAATGAGAACAGTTAATTTTACTCCGAGAAAAAATGTGGTTAGATATCATACAAGAATGTCTCCATCTACAGTAATTGTAAACGGACAAGAAATTCCTCAAGAAAACACTCAAAAATTAAATAAAGAGGTTTTAATTGTAGTTAGAG